AGATAATCCAGATCTTTTATGATGGTGTCTTTTTGTGCCTGTGTGATTGCAGACATATTCTATTCTCCTTGTTCTGTTTCGTTTGCTTCGTTCTCGGTGCTTGCAGCCAGTTGTTTCAATGATATTTCCGCGTTATGATCCGCCATTTCATGCTCGTGGCCATGGATTTCGAGCTGCTTCATCATATCTTCAACCAGCTTGAGACGTTCGCTGAGCGATTGCGCTTTGGTGGTAATCTCCGCAATCGCCAGATCCTTCTCGATTTTTAATTGCTCGATCTTTAGCTTGTACTCGTTATTTACCACCTGGCCGTCGATCTTCTGCTTCAACTCCTGTATTTCGGCTTCCTTTTGCTTGCCGTATTCATTCAGGGCTTGAAGCTGCTGCTGCATTTCCTGTAACTGCTGGATCATTTCAGGAGGAATCCGAGGCTTGTCTTTATCCGATGGACTGATGATTTCGGCCATCTCGTCGCCATGAGGACCCATCTGCTTCATCTTGATCGCCTGAGCCAGCAGCTTAGCCTGTTGTTCGGGCGCAATAGGCAATGTGGCGAGATTAGCCACAAGCAAGTCTAGGAACTGGCTCACTTGATCCATCTGGCTCTGGTAGCTCGGACCCGTGCTTATCGTCACATGATGGCTTCCCTGATCCACCTTGTAGAATTGCTCCTGGTTCTCTTCGTCGATGTAGGGCTCTGCAGTATTTATCCGCGCCTTATAGAATTCGTCATTTTGCTTCTGCAGCATCATGTCCCGTTCACTGTCGTAGACTGTCGGAATCCAACTGTCGATCACGCGTCCGGCTAATCTTAGGGATCTGTCGTAATTATCGACGAAATGAAAGCTCCCTACCGATTGAGCCTGCTGAATGCGCTCCAAGGCTATCCCGGATTTCTCGGAATCGCGCTGCATTGCGGTAGGCAATGGGCTGTTGCCAATAGCGGCCTGAATTGCCCGGCGAAATGAATCCTTGGCAATCTCGTATTGTTGAAAGTTCGGAACAAACGATTCACGCCGAGGAAGTGGCAAAACGGCACCATTAGCACCATCAACAATGGGATCAGCCTGAAGGAAAGCATGAGGACTCTTGGTTGCTGTTTCCCACGCTTCCGCGTCGCTCTCGAACTGGCCCTTGTAGCCGATGTATGGAGATTTGGGAGTCAACCCCATTTCTTCCATTTCCTGAGATACGGAATAGGCCAAGCTCATCTGTGGATCACGCGCATAGCGTACCAAACTGGACAACTTGCGCTCGTCTCCGTTGCCTTCATCGACCCATACTTCCTCGCCAATTACGGGGATGATCGGAATAATCTCGCCCGGCTGCGGGATGCGCTTGATGATTTCCACGCCGTTTGTAATGATCTGTACCAGCGTTTTCTTCTCGTAATCCCGAGACGGAGCGGCAATCCCCTCGGGCTCCTCGTCTACTACTTCACCTGTCGGCAACTGATAGCGCTTTACGTATTCGCTCTCAATCTTCCAGTATTCCGCGACAAGTACCTTTTTCTCCTGTATCCACTTGGCCGCAATCTTCATGTGTTCAGTAGTGAAATCTTTCACCTGAGCTTTCGAGTACTTCTGCTTGAACTCTTCCCGCGTCATCCAGTCCAGCACGAAACAATCCCGTGCATCAGACCAGTCGGCCTCCTTGCAGTCCCAATCAAACAGCACGGAATTTGGATTGAGTATCGGCTTGATAACTATTTCCTGCTCGAAGCCATCTCCTACATAGCACCTGGTAATTCGGAAGAACCCATAAGACCCGCGTATGGCCTGCTCAAATGCCGTGATGTAGATATTCGACGCACCGCATTTGTACTCAATTGTTCTGATAAGATCCTGTCGAAATTCAGCCGTTTTCTTGTCCGATCCCTTGCCATCCGGATCAACTTTAATCCCGCGCTTGTTCTGCCGAACGTTATTAATTGCCTGATTTACGTACTGACGAAGCTCGTCATGCGATATGCATGGTCTACCGGCATCTTCACGAGCTTTACGGTCCTTCGGGTCCCACGGATCGCCGCACAGATAACGCAGGTCAACAGCGCGTTCCTTGCGCGTTTCTTCCCAACATTTCTCAAGGTAGTTGTACCGATCACGAATACGCTTGAGTTCGGCTTCATCTTTAGTGTCGGCACTGTCTGGTTTAGTGTCGTCCATTATTGAACTCTCTGCGGACTTCCATAGACATACACACCGGCGCTGATCTGCACTCGATCAACGCCATTAACAACGATCAAATGCACTTTATAGGCAACGGACTGGCGCATCTCGTCGGGTATATCCCGCTGCAGATAGCGCATCGCCTGTATTATCCGGTTGGAGTCCAGGCTGTCTGCTGCTACGTCGATGCGCCATAGGGTTCTCATGGTAAACGGTTTGTACTCGCTGAAATTCTTACCGTCCCATGTAGGCAATTGTTTGGCTTCCGCCAATTGCTTTGATTGCATGATATATGTTTCAAGCGGATACGGGCGGAATTTTCGTATATGCGGTTTAAGGCTGTCGTACATATGTACGCGCTCTTTAGGATCGCAACGCGCAATCAGTGATCGTAAATGGTCATGATCGTGAATGCGGCCGGCAAGGGCTTCCATCAATCCGCTTGGTGCATCCATGCTTGGCAACCCCTGAGATTGCAGCATCCTGTTTATCTGTCGGCGCTCAGGTCTGGTTTGCATCAGTATTCACTCGCTTCCTTGGCCTGCTTCCGCGCCTCTGACTTCTGTGCTGCGCGCGATCCGTGCTTGAGGATACCGACGAGCTTCTTGTGCTCCGATTTAAACTCACCTTTTGGCATCGAAACCTTATCCTTGATGCGCTCTACTGCGGCCTTACTCAGCTTGGAAGGCATGTCAATCCTCCATCTTAAAAATGTAGATCAAAAACAGCATGATAATTGCGAGGCAAATCCCAAAACAGATCATAGCCATGCGGAGAGGGGCTTGGGTTTGCGGGTTTGCGCCGCTGTTTTAGGTGCCAATTGCATATCTTTTATTCCGATTGCCAGGTATTGAAACGCGCTCCCGGGATGAGAGGCCCAATCGTGCAATGGCTCTGTATGCTCAACTCCGCTCGATCCGTTATCGGGCCAGCGATAGTGCCGTAAGCCGTGCAGGCCATCGGCGCAGTGTTCAGCGTCGAAATAGCATCGGGGTAATATAGTGCGTGCTGCATTAATCTGGCTACGCAGAGACATACGCGGAAGCGTGACAACCTTATCTCTGCCAACTATGCCCCATGCCTGTTGCTCTATTGTTTTCCCGGTTGCCAGTTGTGGCGCGTTCGCGTCATGGGGTAGCGCGTGCTTGGCATACACATATGGCTTATCTGATAGGATCTTGAAATAGCGGTCAAGGCTCAATGCCTCATCGTCCACGTAGTCGATTATGTGATATTCGAGCGGGTAGGATTGCGCGAACCAGATCGAGGTATAGCGGTCTCCTATATCCCAAAACGTGAACACCGGCCGGTTAGGATCATATAGGACTTTACACTCCCGGCCCTCGGCAACCATCGCCTTGAGCTCTTTACCGAATATAGCGCCATCAACCTGGCTCAGGAATTCCCCTTCGTAAACATGCTCAAACTCCTCGGGATTCGTGACTCTCAAGTGTTCCATATCTTTTCTGGCTTCATCGGACAGCCACAGGTTGTCGCGGTATGAGGTTTTCACGATTGCCAGATCAGGAGGAGGATTCTTGAATAGAAAATCCACTATAGGATCAGTTTCGAGCAGTGGATTAAATGACAGCCATATCTCGCTCCCTGCTTTCCGGATTGTAGGAATTAAAGTGCGAAGGCTTAATTTAGAAGCGGTTTGCGCCTCTTCAATCCATGCTCCATCGAACGATTCATAAGCCTTTAAAGCCGTGGCATCGTTAATCAGTGAGCGCATCCCGGCATACACAAATCGAGTATCGTTGCGATTGCCGTAAATTGCGGTTGATTGCACATCGTAGAAACTTTCTAGTCCCATTACCTTGATCTGATCGCTCAAGACCGCGTGAACACTTTCTTTGATAGTGTTCATCACTTCTCTACAGCACAGCCAGCGGATGCTCCTGCTAACTCCGTTGATGAGCAGTTGCCGCGCCATGCTCCACGTTTTGACACCGTTACGGCCTCCCCACATGGCCTTATAGCGATGAGGCTCTGCCAGGAACGCTGCACAAGCTGGCATCTCAATCTTAGCTACCCGCTGGCTTGTTGACATAGGTTACTTGCAGGGATAATGGAGTGCCATCGGGATTGGCGAGTGTGTGATCTTGATTGTCTTTCCAGTTGTGATTCTTGAGCCAGAATATAGAGCCAACACATTGCGCTTGGCTTAATCGGGCCTCATGAAATGAGCCGATGCGATCAATCGCACTTTTTATCAGGCAAGAGTATTCAGGTCTGCTCTTATAATCATAAAGCGACTGCCTATCGCAAAACCCTAAATAAAGTGCCAATCCGTAGGTAGTTGGGGTATTTTTTTTTGACTCACAATCAGCAAAATACTCATTTACCTTAGATGCTAATTGATCTACCGATTTGTATTTAGGAGGTTGACCAGCAGGCATATTAACTTCTTACCTCGCCCGGCCGATGCATGTGATTCGATCCAGATGAGCCATTCCACCAATAAGCTTCCGTCGAATTGAGCCTGTCGTAGAACTCACGCTTTTCACGATAGAGCAAGTGCAGCTTGTTTTCTTCCGTGATAAAAGCCTGTTGTGTCTGGCAGAGATATATGGCTCGATTGCGCGAGGTATGGGTTGCCTCGCCTTGGCGCGGATTATCGATTTCAATTGACATAGTTTGGGTGTTTATTCCGCTCAGGGATTGTGTTTTATCAGGGTTGTCGCATCCCTGTTTAGAGACTGCGTCTGTTTAGGATTTCATTATTGTTTGAAGTGGGATTATTGTGTCAATAGTTGGGCGTAGAAACTGTGACAGGTGATGACATCTGTGTCATGGATTAGGACTTAGGCCATATGCACGGACTGCATCCGTTTGAGCCTTTACAGAACTTGCAATATTCTTTTTGAGGAATACGAATGACGCTTCCAATAACAATAACTTTCAGGGAATGTCGCTCGATCATTCGATATACGCTGCGCCTTGAAATCCGGAACCGGTCCGCGAATTCGTCAGGCCTGTAGTAGTGGCGTGATTCCATTCCTCATTCTCCGCTATTTTCCAAAAAGAGTTGGCGGTATTTCTCCCTCGATTTTTCGGAGCGTTTTCTCCTGTGCGCCATACAGATAGCAATCGATCCCTTTTCGCGATAGTAAAATGCAGTTGATCAACTGGTGAAGCTTTAAGCCTTCCTGATGCGTCGGTTTAACCTCAACGGCCATGAGTTCCGATATTTTGCCGTCGGCATCAAGCTTGAAGCAGAGGTAATCCGGCCAGCCCTTTCGAATCACACTCCAGCCTTTTTCTTCCGCCGATTCAATAAACTGCCTTTCTGGTTTGTTTGTGGGAAGTTTCAGGAGTGATTTTTCGCCGCGCTTCATGTTTTCATAGCGTGTTTGCTGAATTCGGTTTTTGTAGCATTCAAAACAGAGACCGCAGCGGAGGATTCTATCCAATTGCCCGCAATTGGGGCATTTTCTGATTCGATAGAGGTTGTGTTTAACTTGTCTCTTGCTCATATCCTCCCCACCCCTTCCGCTCTCAATCTCCTGTATCCGCGCTCGGTAGAGTGGCGCTCAACCTGCCTGCGTTCGGTCGGCGTCAAACGTGAAACATTCCCTTCCGGCATAGCGGGCTGGATACGCGAATAGATATCGTCGATGAACTCCGCACGCTTGGCAAATGCACGCATGTCGCGGTGCCAGGTCATTTTCCGGCCCCCTGCATTTGCATGGTTGTTTGAGTGATCAGTTTTGATATTTCAGCCTTCGATGGTATTTCCCCGGGCTCCGGATCCGCTTGCATATCGGGGACGCAAACTATATTTTC